GTGGGGCTGTTCTTCAGCGAGTACGCCATCAGCAACCCGAACAGCTGGGCGTACCTGCGGCCGATCGTGGAGGAGAACGGTGGCTGGGCCCTCTTCAACAGCACGGTGCGCGGCCGCAACCACTTCTACGGCATGTGCGAGCGCTTGGCCAAGCACTCGCCCGACTGGTTCTACAGCCACCTGAGCTACCGCGAGTGCGGTGTGTTCACGGACGAGCAGATCGAGAAGGAGCGCCGCGAGATCGCCCGCGAGCGCGGCGACGACGAGGCCGCCGTGCTCATTGCGCAGGAGTACATGAGCCTGTGGGACGCCGGCTTCCCGGGCGCGTTCTACGCCCGGCACATGCTGGAGGCGCGCCTGCAGGGACGGGTGGACCACTACCCCTACGACCCGAGGCTCCCCGTGTTCACGGCGTGGGACATCGGCAAGACCGACGCCTGCGTGGTGTGGTTCGCCCAGATCGGCCAGAACGGCGTGCCGCGCATTATCGACTACCTCGAAGGCTCGGGCGTGGACCTCGACTGGTTCACGAAGCGCATGCTGGCCAAGCCGTACACCTACGCCGAGCACATCTGGCCGCACGACGCGGCGCAGGAGCGCTTCGGGATGGCCGAGAACCTGCAGCAGCAGGCCGAGAAGCTGGGCCTGCGCGGGATCCGCATCCTGCCCGTGGCGGACATCCAGCCCGGGATACAGGCGACGCGCGCGTTCATCCGCATGTGCACCTTCAACACCCACCCGCTGCCGTGCCCGGTGGACGAGGAGTCGCAGGCCGAGGCCGACGACCGGATGGAGCGTGGACTTTCCGCCATCGCCTCGTACCATCGGAAGTGGAACGAGGCCAGCCAGCGGTACGACGACAAGCCGTACCACGACTGGTCGAGCAATCCCGCGGATGCCCTGCGCTACCTCGCAGTGGGCCGCCGCGAGTGGTACGACCACCCGCTCCGCACGCCGGGGCACAGGCTGGAGACGGCCATCACCGACGACACCCCGCTGCCGTGGGGCATGCGGCAGGGCGGTTCCGAGTTCGCCCGCACAGACTGAGGACGAGCATGAGCGCACCGAGCGGCGGCGTTGGAGGCATCGGCAGCAGCGTGAGCACCAGTGGCGCGACCTCGCGCGCCAGCCGCTCCGCAGCCGGGACGACAGACATGGTGCAGCGGCGCAACCGGATGAGCCGGCTGGCGTCGGTGCTCACCCAGCGCCGGCAGCAGATGCGCCCGGTGCAGAACGAACTGAATCGAGCCCTCGGAGGCACGGCATGAGCGCGAAAAAGCCCAAGGCGCCCAAGGTGCCCGAACTGCCGCCGCCGCCGGCCATCACCGACCCGCGGGTGCAGGAGGCCGAGAACAACGACCGGCTGGCCCGGCGCAAGGGCGCGATGGCTGCCGTGTTTGCCGGCCGTACCAACCGCATGGTGCGCCCCACGCCCACCGCCGCCGAGGCCGAGCGCAACCGCGCGCGTGACCAGCGCCGGCAGGCCAACTCGCCGTCAGGCGTGCAGCAGTCGATCTCGCAGGCGCAGCTGGCCGAGGCCCTGCGGCAGGCGCAGCTGGCGGCCGCCGGCGCAGGCTCGAACATCCGCTCGTTCGTTCCCAGCAGGACGTGGCCATGAAGCTCGCCGAGGATATCAAGCGTGCGCACGAGCAGATGGCGCAGGGCCGCGCCAACTGGGAGAGCGACTGGCGCACGATCGAGATGAACCTGTCCCTGCTCGGGCCGACGTTCCAGAACACCACCACCACGCCCGGCCAGCGCAACAGCCAGAAGCAGTTCGACATCACGGCGACGCTGGCGCTGCAGCGCTTCGGTGCCGCCGTGGACTCGCTGGTGAGCCCCACCACGCAGCGCTACCACGGGCTCGAACCCATCGACCCGGCGCTGCGGAAGCGCTCGCGCATCAAGCGCTGGTGCGAGCATGCGACCGAAGTCCTTTTCGCCCGGCGCTACCGCATGCGTTCGAACTTCCAGTCGAACATGTACAGCTGCTATGCCAGCCTCGGCGCGTACGGGAACATGGCGATGTTCATCTACGCGGACCCGGTGACCGGCGCCAACGTCTACCGGCCGGTGCACCTCAGCCAGCTGTGGTTCGCGGAGAACGAGTCCGGGCTCGTGGACACCGTGCACTGGATGCGCACGCCCGAGGTCAGGCAGATGGTGGAGAAGTACGGGCTGGAGAACCTGCCGGACAAGTGGAAGTCCCTGTACGAGACCAACCAACACACGCGCGTGCCGGTCCTGTACTGCACGCGACCGCGGCGTGACTACGACCCCGGCAGGCTCGACGCCCGCGGGAAACCGTGGGGCCATTACGTCATCGCCTACGACGACTGCGAGATGCTGGAGGAAGCCGGCTTCGACAAGTGGCCGTGGGGCGTCGCGCGGTACGTCACCGAGGCCAGCGAAGAGGTCTACGGGCGCGGCCCCGGGCACCTGTCCCTGCCAGCCCAGAACTTGGTGAACGAGATGACCAAGACCCAGCTGCGCAGTGGCCAGCGGGCGGTGGACCCGCCGGTGCTGCTGCCGGGCGACACGCTGATGCGGCCGTTCGACATGCGTTCCGGCGCGCTCAACAGGGGCATGGTTTCGATGAACGGCACGCCATTGGCCGTGCCCTTCAACAATCAGGCCCGGCTCGACTGGGCCGAGGAGATGATCGAGCGGCACCGGCTGTCGATCAATGACGCCTTCCTCGTGACCCTGTTCAGGATCCTCGTGGACGAGGGTCGCGTGATCACCGCCACCGAGGCGCTGCTGCGCGCGCAGGAGAAGGGCCAGCTGCTGGCGCCCACGATGGGCCGCACGCAGGCGGAATTCTTCGGCTCGCTCATCGACCGCGAGCTGCAGCTGGCGTGGGACGTTGGCCAGCTGGACGACATGCCCCCCGAGATTGCCGAGAGCGGCGGCCTGCAGGTGCAGTACAGCGCGCCGCTGAACCGGCTGATGCGCGCCGAGGACGCCATCGCGATCCTGCGCAGCGTCGAGGCGATGGCACCAATGGCCAACCTAGACCCCAATGTACAGTTCGTCATGAAGATGCCCGACGCCTTCCGCGAGATCTGCGAGATCAACGGAGTGCCCGAGCGCCTGATGAACACGCCGGAGGAGGTCGAGCAGATGGCCGCCGGTGACGCGCAGGCCGCGGAGCAGGAGCAGCTGATCGCAGCTGCGCCGATCGCCGCGTCCGCACTGAAAGACCTCGCCGCGGCGCGCGCGCAGGCAGGCAATTCCCCCGGCGCCACGCCGCTGCAGTAGGAGACCGGATGTCGTTCTGGAAGCGCTTCAGCCCCGAGTACCGCGTCACGCGGGCGTACCAGCAGCTGTTCCAAGCTGACAACGGTGCGCTGAACGAGGCCGCCAAGGTGGTCCTCGCAGACCTCGGGCGCTACTGCTACGCCATGACATCGACGGCATCTCTGGACGACCGCGGCCGGGTGGACCCGGTGGCGATGATCGAGCGCGACGGCCGGCGTGCCGTGCTCATGCGCATCCACACATTCCTCGGCATCGACCTTGCGCGCATGGTCGAGATCGAGAACGACGAGCGGGCAATACAGGAGACGAACCTTGGGCCGTAGATTCGTAGTGCAGGACGAGGAGAAGGGCGGTGATGCCGGCGGTGGAGCCGGCGGCGCGCCGCAGGGTGATCAGGGCTTCCACACCATGCTGCAGAACCCCGAGCTGCGCTCGTGGGCGCAGCAGCGCGGGTGGAAGGATCCCGACAGCGTGGTGGAGAGCTTCCGCAACGCCGAGAAGCTGCTGGGTGCGCCGAAGGACCGCGTGATGGTGCTGCCGGACTCGCCGGACTCGCCGGACTGGGCCGCGGTGCACACCCGGTTGGGTCGCCCCGAGGCGCCCGAGAAGTACGAGTTCGAGCTGGCTGGCGCGTACGACGAGGCGTTCCTGAACGGGTTCCGCCAGACCGCGTTCGAGGCAGGCCTGCCGGCCAGTGCCGCTTCGAAGGTAGCGAAGTGGTGGGAGTCCTACGTGGATGGCATCGTGGCCGAGCAGGAGCGCACTGCGCAGGAGGCCACCGAGGCCGAGCTGGGCAAGCTGCGCGCCGAGTGGGGCGCGCGGTTCGAGGAGTCCAGCAAGGCGGCAGAGTCCGCGGCCGGCAAGGTGGGACTGAGCCCGGACCAGTGGAAGGCCATCGAAGGCGCCATCGGGCCGATGGCTGCACGCAAGGCGTTCGGCCTCATCGCGTCCCGGGTGCTGGAAGGCGGCCCGCCGCTGAAGGACGACGGCGGTGGCAGTGGCTTCGGCGGCACCCCGGAGGCGGCGCGCATGATGCTCGACCAGCTCGAAGGCGACACCGCGTTCATGGCCAAGTATCTCGGCGGCGATCGTGCAGCGCTGAAGCGCATGTCCGACCTGCGCGCGGCCGCCTACCCTGACGAGGCTTGACGATGGCCGCGGAGCAGGTACAAAGGCGACTCGAACTGTTGAAGCTCTGCCACCATCACTCGCTGGAGGTTCCGCGTGTAATCGAGCGGGCAAGGGCGCTGGAGCAGTGGATGCTGGGTGAGCCCCCAGTCCCTGCCGACGCCGCGCTTCAACGGGCTGAAGCACTTCTGACCGGGACGCCGCAAGGTTCGGTCTGACCCCGCTAACGCGGGCGCGAGGCGACGCGGGTATCGCAAGGCGGGGTTCCGGCGCGGCCGGGGACGCTCATGCCGACTGGGTAATTCCATTCGGAGAGAAACATGAGCGTCAACGTCCCCACTTGGTATGTGCGGCAGTTCAGCAAGAACGTGTCGCTGCTTCTGCAGCAGATGGATGGCCGCTTCGACGGCACCTTCGATGTCGGCACCTACGTCGGCGATCAGGGCAGTCCGGTCGATCAGATGGGCTCCATCGAGGCGACCGAGGTCACCGACCGCTTCGCGCCGATGCATCGCGTCGATGCGCCGACCGATCGCCGCTGGGTGTTCCCGCGCGACTTCGACCTCCCGCAGCTGATCGACAGCTTCGACAAGCTGCGGCTGCTGACCGACCCCACGAGCAAGTACATCGCGAACGCCCGGGCCGCGATGATGCGTGCGCGCGACACCGTGCGCATTCAGGCCTTCTTCGCTGACTCGAAGACCGGCGTGGGCGGTGCAACGACCACGGTGTTCCCCACCTCCACGTACCCGACCGCGGGTGCGCAGACGGTGTCGGTGAGCGTGGGCGGCACCACGTCCTCGATGAACCCCGCGAAGCTGAAGCAGGGCCTGCGCATCCTCGATGCGAACGAGGTCGATATCGACATGGAGCAGGTGTACTGCGCCATCTCGGCGGCCGAGAACGAAGCCCTGCTGAAAGAGATCGAGGTCATCAACGACGACTACGGCCCGATGAAGCCGGTGATCGAGAAGGGGCGCGTGAAGTCCTTCCTCGGCATCCAGTTCATCCACACCGAGCGCCTGACGACCGGCACCGACGACGCGGCGGGCACCTCGCGTGCATGCCCGATGTGGGTGAAGAGCGGCATGCACATGGGCGTGTGGAACGAGCTGAACACGGACATCGCACAGCGGAAGGACATCCGCTCGCTGCCGTGGCAGGCCTACGTGAAGCAGACCATCGGTGCCACCCGCATCGAGGAGAAGAAGGTCGTGCGGATCTGGTGCCGCTGATCGCCCCCTGAAGCCTGACGAGGGCGCATTGGCGCCCTCACACCTCGGAGAAGAGACATGGCAGTAGTGAACGTGAAGGGGACGATCATCACCAACCGTGATGCAACGCCCCGCGTGTTGTCGCCGGCGGGCCTGTCCCGCGGCGTCGTGAAGTCCTCGCAGGACTACGTGGCGGTGACGAGCGGTGACTCGATCGCCTCGGTGTACCGCATCCTCCCGAACATCCCGGGCAATGCGTACATGCTCGACCTGTTGCTGTCGTGCACGGCGATCACGACGTGCGCGGGTGACATCGGCGTGTACCGCACGACCGCAGACGGTGGCGCGGTGGTGGACGTGGACCTGTTCGCCACGGCGCAATCCCTCGCTGCGGCGCTGGAGAAGACGCGCGTGCTGCGTGAGGCCACGACCATCACCATCGCGACGCAGAACTCGCCGCTGTGGAGCTTGCTGGGCTACACGTCGGACCCGGGCTACGAGTTCGACATCTGCATCACGCTGACGGCCGCGGCCGGCTCCGCGGGCACGATGGGCCTGCTGGCATTCTGGGCGCAGTAACGGCTGGCTGACGCCAGTTCGAGGAGGGCTGCGAAATGACCAACAGGTTCTATCAGGTGCAGCTCGGGCAGGACCGGCCCGAGCAGGTCACCGAAGCCGGCTCCGCGGCGATCGGCACCGGCGGCGTGGTCGTGGAGGTGAGCGTGCATTACGACGCCACCGGCATGTCCAAGCTGCAGGTGCTTCAGTCGCTGCAGGGCATTCTGGAGTACATCGCGCGGGACACGTACCCGCCCGTCTAAGGAGGCCACATGGCTGTCGCAACGCCAACCATTGTGGCCCTCGATGGCGGCACCAAGCTCGTCACGTGGGCGAACATGGCGAACGGGGACACCGGCGCGCCGGTGTACCTGCCGGAGTTCGGCGATCGTTCCGTGCAGCTGGACGGCACCCTCGGGGTGGGCGGGCAGTGCGCCATGCAGGGCAGCAATCAGGCGCCTACGACGACGCCTACGGTGTTCGGTGCTGTCACCGACCCCGGGCTCACCGCCATCGTGCTCAACGCCATCGGTGCGATCGAGACCATCCTCGATCCCACCGTATGGGTGCGTCCCAACATCAACGGCGGTGACGGCACCACGCTGCTCACCGTGCGCATGTACTGCCGGAGGATCTACTGATGGCTGAGGAGTTCACTGCCTCGCAGGCAGTAGATGCGCTCGCCGCGTTCACGCGCGTGTTCCGGGCAGCGGAGCACCTCCACAAGGCGGCCAGCTGGGCCGCCAACATGGAGCAGGTGCAGCGCGAGCTCACCGAGCAGGTGGAGTTCTCGCGCACCACGCTGAAGGCGCTGCAGGACGAGCTGAACGACGAGCGCGCAGCGGTGGCAGCCGAGCGTGCGAAGGGCAAGAAGGCCGCGGAGGCTGCGCAGGCGAAGGCCGCCGCCATCGTGGAGGAGGCCGAGGCGAAGGCGCTGGAGATCACCACGATCGCCAGTGAGACCGCTGCGCAGGCGCACGAGGCGGCCGAGGCGGCCAAGGCGCGCGCAGATGCATGCGAGGCCGAGGTGCTGAAAGCCGGCGAGGAACTGGCGGCCATCAACCAGAAGCTCGCGGACGCACGCGCTGCCATCGCCAACCTGCTGGGCACTGCAGCCGCTTAGGAGCCCACCATGTCCATGCCGCCCGGTCTCCTGCGAGCGCTCATCCGCGCGACCTCTGACCGGGTCGGCCTGTGGACTCCCGCCGTCGAGACGCAGCTGCTCATGATCGCCGCGCACGAGTCCAAGCTCGGGCGCTGGCTGCGCCAGACCAACGGGCCTGCGCTCGGGATCTGGCAGATGGAGCCTGCCACCCACGATGATTGCCTCGCAAACGTCGTGCCGCGGCGCGCCGAGTTCCAGCGCGCGCTGCGCGTGTACGCCTTCGACCACGGGTTGGTCGCAGACACCATGATCCACAACCACGCATATGCGTGCCTGATGGCGAGGCTGCAGGTATGGAGAGTCCGCGAGATCCTTCCGGCGGCAGAGGACATCGAGGGCCACGCGCGCTACGCCAAGAACCACTGGAACACGCCGGCGGGTCGAGCGACGGTGAGGAACTACGCCGACGCCTACCGGGAGATGGTGCTGTGAGTGCCATTGCCGTGACATCAGTAGACTCGTTAGAGCCGGCGCGCGACTATCCACCCATGCCGGCGTTGCAGTCCGCGGACCACGCCAACCTCGGGAGATGGGTGGGTGAGATGGTCCAGACCTCGGACGAGAATTTGCACCGCAAGGTCGAACAGCTGCGCAACGCGGTGCACAAGGTGGAGTTGCAGGTCGAGAGCCTCGCCACGCGTAGCGACTACGAATACGAAGAGCGCAAACACCTCTCCAAGAAGCTCGATGACGCAGTGGCAGACCTCAACGAGGTTGTTGGGCGCCTGTCAGTCATGGCGCCGGTTGCGTCTGCGGAGCGCAAGGAGACGGCCGACAAGGCACAGGCCGGCAACCTTGCGCTCGCAGCTCTGATCAACGAGCGCACGCTGCCACTGTTCGCGTTGCTCATCATCGTCGTCATCCTTGGCGTGTTCATCTACGCGAAGGAATTCGGCGACGAGTCCATCGACCACAAACTGGACCGCGTTCCCGGCCTGCGTCACGAGGAGAATCAGCCATGAAGATCGTTCGCGCGGCACTGGCTGCACTGGTGGTATGGATTGCGTCGTTCGCGGCCGCCGATCACCTGACGCCTGCGCAACTGGCGACCATCAAGCAGGACATCAACGCCAACTTCCTTGCCGAATGGAACGCAGGCCAGATCGACACGATCGTGTCCGCATACAACGCATCCGCATCGCCATCGTTCATCGCATGGAAGACGGCCGTGGAAGCCACGGCTTACCGTGACTCCATCACGTGGACCGAATTCACGGGCCGTTCGGCCGGCGAGCGCGACATGTTCAGCTTCCTAACCGGCAACGGCGCGCTGTCGCTGAACTGTTCTCGGCAGAACGTCCGGCAGGCCATTCAGGACGCATTCAGCGGCGCCACGGGCGTCAACTCGCGCACCGCGCTCATCGCACTGTGCAAGCGCCCGGTGACGCGCTACGAGCGGCTGTTCGTGACAGGCGTTGGCAGCGATGCCACGCCCGGGCAGCTGGTGATCGAGGGCGTCATGACGGCCAACGACGTGCTCGAAGCAATGGGCAACTGAGATGGCAGACAACGAGACGATCGACAACGGCGCGCTCACCGACTATGGGGTGGCGGCCGACCGAGTCACGTACAGCGGTGACGCAGACGTGCTCGTGCAGCTCGCACGGCTGGTGCAGACCACCGGCGCAGAGGGCTCGAAAACCGTCGTCGATCTTCCCGGCGATGCCACGAACGGTCTCGACGTTGATGTCACGCGCGTCATTCCGGGGACAACGGCGACTGCGCTAGGGAAAGCCGAAGACGCCGCGCACGCTGACGGCGACACCGGCGTACTCATGCTGGCTGTGCGCAATTACGCCGGCGCAGGAACAGATGGCGACTACACCGCACTGTCGGCCACCCCAACAGGCGAGCTTCGCACGGCTGCACACAAGGACGCGCTGCGCATTGCAGTCCAGTCAGGCGGTCTGACCATTGCGACAACCGCCTACGTGGCAGGCGATCAGGTGGGCACGCAGTTCACCTTTGCCAGCGCCGCCCGGGCAAGCGGTGGCACCGGCATCATCACGGGCGTCACCCTCACAGACGCCAAGTCGATCATCGGCGCCTACGACGTGGTGATCTGTCGCGCGTCGGTAACGCCGGCCGCAGACAACGCCGCATTCACGATCTCTGCCGCTGACACGCGCAACGTGATCGCCGTCGTGCAACTCACCGGCGCGCAGGATCTCGGCTCGGGCAACATGGCAGGTGCGTTCAACCTCGCCATTCCATACGACTGCTCCGGCGGCACCAGCCTGTATGCGTTGCTGATCTGCCGTTTCGGCCACACGTTCTTCACTGCGGTGACCGACCTCGAACTGTCGTTGTTCGTAGAGCGCAACTGACATGGCGTACACGTTCGGCGCGGCGGCGACCGACGACGCGAACGTGACTCTGCCCGGCGCGTTGGTGCTGGCCAATGCTGCGTTCATCGTGGCCGGCTGGTTCAACATCAACACGCTGACAGCGGGACGCGCCTACTTTGGGTCTGGCTCTACTAACACCACCATGCTGGCGGTTGGTGCCACGACGAGCGAACTGCAACTTGTGATCGACCGCTCCACGACCGACGAAGTGTGGGATTCGGTGGGTGCCGGCATCACCACTGGCGGGTGGGTGTTCATTGCCGCGCTGTGGATTGGCGCAAACGCCGCTGGCACCAGTGCGTCGCGGGTGTGGGTGGGCACGCTGGACCAGCGTCCAACAGTCCCCGCAACCAGCTGGACGCGCACGGTCGCAGGGTCCGGCAACGTGGCAGGAAGTTCCACGCACGTGATAGGCAACCAGAACACGGGTGCCAGCGTGGCAATTCAGGCGGATGTGGAAAACTGCTGGGCATTGCGCACGCACGGCACCATTGGCATCACGCAATTGCTGCAGATGGAGAGCACGTCCACGATCTCTGCAGACCGCGAGAAGTGGATTCTGGACAACGTGATCCTGCCCATGTGGCAGAACAAGATGCCGGCGCTGGTGTTCGGAAGCAGCGCAGGAACTGTGCCTCAGTTCATCAACCACCAGACGTTCGCGTTCGGAGACGTTCGCACGAGAACAGTTGGCGTCAACGGCTCCGTAGCACTAGGCCCGGCGATGACCATCTCCGGGCCCACGTTCTCCCAGAGCCGCGGTCCACGCCCCGCCATGCTGCATGGGTTTCCCTATGCACAACCTGTCAGGCGGTAAGCCGTGTCGTTATTGCTTCTGCTGCGTCCGCGCACGGCTGGAGGTGGCGGGCCCTCGTTCGTTGTCGTGTGGGGGGCGACAGATGAAGACGATGTGTGGGGTGTCATGAGAAAGAACGTCGCCGGCCAATTCATTTCGGCCCAACTGGTGAACGCAGCCGATGGAAGCGCGTTCACCGGGTCTGCATCTGTCACCGTCACGGTGGACAATGGTTCGCAGACGGCTGGCGGAGGGACCGTCACTCACAAGGGTGGCGGCGAGCACAGCTATGCGCTCACGCAAGCGGAAACGAATGGCGATCGGGTGGCCGTGAAGTTCTCGGGCAGCGGGGCGGTGTCGCGCACCATCAACGTGTACACGGGATTCCCGCAGACAGGTGACAGCTACCCGCTGGTGGACACGGAGGTGGCGGCCATCAAGGCCAAGACCGACAACCTGCCGGTCGATCCTGCGGATGCCAGCGACATTGCTGCGTCGTTCGCCACGGTCAACAGCACACTGTCCACCATTGCCGGGTACATCGACACCGAGGTGGCCGCGATCAAGGCCAAGACCGACAACCTGCCGGCAGCGCCCGCAGCGGTGTCCGACATTCCCACCGCCGCGGTGGTGGCCGACGCCGTGTGGGACGAGGCGCGCAGCGGGCACACGACCACTGGCACGTTCGGTGAGAGCTACGCAGCCATCGTGGCCGGGCAGTGCATCACCGGCACGCTGTCCACCACGGCTGCCACCACGGATCTCACGGAGGCCACCGATGATCACTACATCGGCCGCACCATCGTCTGGATCACGGGCGTGCTGGCTGGGCAGGCGAGCGCGATCACCGACTACGCAGGAGCAACGAAGACGCTGACGTACGCGCTCGTGACCGATGCACCGTCGAACGGTGACAGGTTTGTGCTGGTGTGAGCGCGACAACAGGACTGTCGCCCACCGGGGTATCGCGAGCAGTCAACGCGAGCTACGCCGGCAAGGTGGCAGCGGCAGCCACCAAGTCGGGCATGTTCTCGCGGCTGCACATGGCAGGGCATAGCCGAGCCTTCGCCATCGACAGCTACGCAGGCAAGACGCCGGCCACGCCCGGGGCGAGCTTCGGCACAATCATCCCGGCCATTGCGCGCAGGGGCAGGAGAGGACGATGACAGACGAAGTGTCGGTGGTGAACCAAGCGCTGTACCACATCGGCGACAAGCGCATCGCGTCGCTGGCCGAGACCTCGGAGCGCGCCAAGGTCGCGAACGAGTTCTTCGAGCAGACGCGCGACGAGGTGCTGCAAGCGTATGCATGGCGCTTCGCGCGCACGCGCACCACGCTCGCAGCGCTGGCCGACGCGCCGGCGTTCAGGTGGACCACGCAGTACCAGCTGCCCTCGGACTACCTCGCGCTCGTGCAGGTCAACGACTACTACCCCTACCCGTCGATGAGCGACGCGCGCACCTACGACGACAAGGTGTGGGACGTGGAAGACGGCAAGATCCTCACGGACCTGTCCGCGCCGCTGAAAGTGATCTATCGGCGCCGCATCACCGACATGAACGCATGGACGCCGCTGGCGCGCGGGGTGCTCGCGTACACGCTGGCCATGCGATTCCATCGACCGCTGGCAGGCAAGGGCTCAATCGAAGGCCTGCGGCAGGAGATGCTCATCACGCTGGACCGCGCGCTGCTGGCCAACGAGATCGATGCGCCGGCGGACGCCATTGCTGACGACACGTGGGTGCTGTCGAGGTATCTGTGAGACTCATCCAGTACAGCTTCAACGCGGGCGAGTGGTCCGAGCTGCTCGAATCGCGCATCGACCTGCAGAAGTACGGCAGCGCCTGCCGCCGCCTGCGCAACGCCTTCCCCACGGTGCAGGGGCCGGCGCGCCGGCGCTCGGGCTTCCGCTACCTGTCGGACACGAAGGACAGCGCTGATCGCTCGTGGCTGTACAAGTTCGAGTTCAGCGAGGATCAGGCGTTCGAGCTGGAGTTCGGCGACGGATACGTGCGGTTCTACCGCGAGGAAGCGCTGCTGCGCACGGGCGCAGTCACCGCGTGGAGCAACCTCACTGCGTACGTTCCCGGGAACCTCGCCTCGCGGCTGGGCGTGAACTACTACTGCATCCTCGGGCACACCAATCAGGTTCCGCCCAACGCCACGTACTGGTATCCGCTTACCTCGGACATCTTCGAGGTGCCGATGCCGTACGCCATCGCGGACCTCACGATGAGCGATGGCACGTTCGCGCTGTCGTTCCATCAGGTGGGCGACGTGGTGTACATCGCCCACGCCGGCGGCACCTACGCCCCCCGGAAGCTCACGCGCCTCGGGCTGGTGGACTGGACCATCACCACCGGCTTCGATGAGAACGGGCCGTACATCGGCATCGACCCCGACGAGACCATCACGGTCTACGCAGGCGCTGCCACCGGATCGACCACGCTGACGGCCAGCGCCGGCATCTTCTCGGCCGAGCATGTGGGCACCGAGTTCTACCTCGAAGCCAAGCTCGTGGATGGAGTGACGCAATGGGAGCAGGCAAAGGTTATCGGCGCGGGCGTCGAGCGGAGATCCGGGGACAACGTGTACTTGTCGTTGAACGCAGCGACAACGGGCAACGTCAAGCCCACGCACACCGAGGGCGCGAGGTACGACGGGGACACCGGGGTGCAGTGGCAGTACCTGCACAGCGGGTACGGGATCGTCCGAATCGACAGCCTAACGTCCGCGCTGATCGCCAACGTGACCGTGCTGTCGAGGATCCCGAGTCAGGCGGTCGGGGCAGGTAACGCCAGCACGCGCTGGAGCTTCTCCGAATTCGACAGCGTGCGCGGATACCCGGAGCACGTGGCGTTCTATCGCGAGCGGAAGTGCTACGCGCGCGCGAACGCCATCTGGGCCAGCGTCTCCGGGGACTACGACAACTTCGCCGCGCGCGAGGGCGGCCTCGTGCTCGCGGACTCCGCAATCTCGATCGTGGTGGCCGCGGACAACAACGGCATCCAGTGGATGACCGATGCGGACGACCTGATGGTCGGCACCACGGGTGCCGAATTCGCGGTGGGGCGCATCACCACCGCCGAGGTGCTTGCGCCGGACAACGTGGACGCGCCGCGGCAGACCAACGAGGGCGGCCGCAACGTCGAGCCGGCCAAGATCGGCGGCTCCATCGTGTTCGTGCAGAACACGGGGCAGGAGGTCCGCGAGTTCGACTTCACGCTGGCCAACGACCGCTACACCTCGATCGATCTCACGCCACTAGCCGAGCACATCGCGGCCGGCAAGATCATCCAGATGGCCTACCAGAAGGAGCCGCACTCCGTGCTCTGGTGCTGCTGCGAGAACGGCGATCTCATCGCGCTCACGCACGACAAGGAGCAGGACGTGATCGGGTGGCACAAGCACCCGGTGGGCGGCAACGGGCTGGTGGAGTCAGTGGTGTGCACGCCGCGCTCGGACGGCATCGCCGACAAGCTGACGATTCAGGTAAAGCGCACCATCAACGGCTCGACGGTGCGCACCATCGAGTACCTCGAACGGGACTTCGAGCCCACGAAGCGCGGCGACACGCTGCTGGACGCCTACTTCGTGGACAGCTTCGGCGTCATCAGCGGCGAGAGCACCGATGCCAGCACCATGACGGTGTCGCTGGGCACGGCCGCGAACTGGGATGCGCCCACGGAGGACGAGTACACCCTGACGGCCAGCACGTCGAAGTTCGTGGCCGGGGACGTGGGCGATCAGGTCGAGATACGGGTGGGCACCGATCGGGTCCGGCTGACGATCCTGACCTACACCAGCGGCACCGTCGTCTCGGTGCGCGCCGACGAGCAGGTGCCCGCGGCGCTGCGCGCGGTGGCCACGGCGGACTGGGCCTTCGCACGCAGCGAGTTCACCATCAACCGGCTCGAAGCATCCACGCTGCAGGTGTGCGCGGATGGCGAGGACGTGGGCACCACGACCGTCACGGCCGGCGTGTTCCAGATCGACTCGCCGGCCATTCAGGTGGTGTACGGGCTGGGCTACACGACCATCATCCAAGCCATGCGGCTGGAGGTGGGCTCGCGCGCAGGCACGGACTTCGGCCGGATCAAGCGGGTGAACGACATCCTCGTGTCGCTCATGGACACGGTGGGCGGGAAGTTCGGGCCGAACGAGGACGACCTGCATGAGCTGGAACTGGACAACGAGCCCAGCGCCTACGACCAGCCGCCGCAGCTGTTCAGCGGCGACGTGCTGCAGGACTACAACGAGGGCTACGCCACCAACGCGGCGCCGATGATCGTGCAGGACGCCCCGCTACCGCTCACACTTCGCTCCATGTCCTACGACGTGGAGATGGAGGATCCGTGATCGACGTGCGCCCGTTCGAGCCCGACGACATCGCAGGCATCGTCCTGCAGCCCATGCAGACGCTGGAGGGCATCGGGCCCGGCGTCGCGCGCGGGCTCGTGGGGCCGCTGTCGTTCACCGCCCGGGATGACGACGGCGAGGTGCTGGTGTGCGCCGGGATCCTCGAACTGTGGCACGGCCGCGGGTTCGCATGGTCGATCGTGTCCGCGCACGCCGGGCGCCGCATGCTGGCAATCACCGGCGCGGTGCGCCGCATGCTGGACGTGGCGCCCTTCCGCAGGGTCGAGTGCTACGTGGACGCAGAGTTCGGGCCGGGCATGCGGTGGGCGCGCGTGCTGGGCTTTCGCCTCGAAACGCCCCGTCCCATGCTCGGGTTCTTCGAGTCCGGGCGGGATGCATACCTCTGGTCGAGGGTGAGAGATGAGTGACCCGGTCACGTGGATTGCGATCATTCAGGGCATCATCGCCATCGCTGGCGCGGCCTCGGACTACATGTCCGGGGATGCCGCGTATGGGGCGCAGATCGATGCCGAGAAGTACAACCGGGAGCTGCTGCGCAGGCAGGCCTCGAACGAGGCGCTGGTGGCATCGCTGAACGAGGATGCCCAGCGGCGTGAGGCTGCGTTCGCGCAGTCGCGCACGCGCGCGGGCCTCATCGAGGCGGGCATCGGCACGGCCAAGGGCGGCAGCGCGGTGGCGGTCAGCGGGCAGGCGGCAAAGTTCGCCGAACTGGACGCGCTGAACATCCGGTGGGAGGGCAACGCCCAACGCACTTCGCTGCTGTCGCAGGCCGACCTCGTGCAGTACGGCATCGAGGGCATCCGCAGCCAGCGCTCTGCGGCGAAGTTCCAGTCCATCCTCGGCGGCGCGCAGGGCGTGGCCGGCGCCGTGGGCGGCGCAATGGGCGGCGGCGCAACGCTGCAGAAGGCTCCGGCAGGCACTGGCACAAGCATGCCCAAGGCGGGCTTCTCCGGCTCTCCGTCTGCGCGCACCAGCGGCATCACGTCGT